GGTCATCTTTCTCGTGCATTTTCTGGATTCTTTCTTGCGGTACTAAGTCCTTGATATAAGGTGCAGCTTTCATCAACTGATTAAGTGTAGAAAAACGATTCAAGACGCTACGTATGTTATCGACATACTCACGTTTTTTGGTGTACAAATTATCGTTGTACATTTCAATCTCAACGCATTGTAAGAACGTTGGGTTGTCAGGTTCAACTTTGACACGCATAGAATCGCTGTATTGCACTAGCATTTTAGGTACGGTGACATCTGGCACTTGCAGAGTATAAGACCTATCGGTTTTATATTCGTCACCGTCGCTGTCTTCAGTTACAACCGTAGAAGATATTACCAATTCGCTTACTGAATTAGTGGGCATTTCATACCCCCAAACGTTTTTGAATTGTTGCATGGTGGTATCTATCTTTTGTTGATAACCTTGGTCGATAAACAATTGCATACCGTCTTTAGGATAATCCTTTTGCGGGTTTGCATTGTTGTACTTTTTCTCAGCCGCGCGTTTGATGTCGCGTTTGAGGTGGTCAGATAATCTAACAGTTTTCATAAGTCCTCCTATAGTATAACGTTAGCATTTTTAGTGATCCAATTACGTATAGCTACGTGTTGGCGTAATTCTTTGTTCCTTGCTAGACAACCTTTGACAAGCACAACTTGATACTCGACTACCAGTTTGTCAGCCAGTTTCATAATGTTGTCCATGTTGGTATCTTCCGCTCTTGCAGCGACAGCATTAGCCAAAGCATACAACAACGCTGGGTTGTCATCGGCTTTGTATTTAGATGGATCTTTAATAATCGCATCTATGTCAGGTAGCTTGCTAGCAATTTCTTTGAACGCTACAAACTCGCCAGCTGCTCCGTCGCCAACTAAAGAGGCAACACCATAGAACAATCTAGTTGGATCAGCATTTGCTCGTTGGAGCTTTTTGCTAACCATTGACCATGCACGTGGTGTTGGGAACGCATACTCGTCAGCGTCAAAACTAGACAAGAGTCCAGGTCTGTATTGAATAAACGAGATAACATCGGTGTCAATACCATGTTGGTGAGCCCATTGGACCCAGTCCTCAAGGATCGGTTCCAACTCATAGTGCGCTAGTCGGTTTCTAACTGGACTTGGCATTTGATACACAGCAGCTGAGTCAGTCAATCTATTACCAGCACAAACTAGTGCCCAACCGGCTGGGAGCTCATAATCACCTAGCTGTCTGTTGAGCAATAGTTGTAAAAACGCATTTTGCGTTGCTGGTGGTGCAGTTGGTAACTCGTCAATAAACAAGATACCTCTGTCGCCGTCGCGTTCCGCAATCGGAAACACGTCAGGTACAGCCCATGAAGTGTATTTGGTAGACTCTGGATTAGCTTGCGCTAGATAAGGTATACCTCTTACATCGACAGGGTCGAATAAGTTCGCACGAAAATCAATGATATTCATGTTCATTTCAGCGGCAACTTGAGCTGGTATGTCAGACTTACCGATACCTGGACCGCCCCAAATCATTGCGGGGTAGCCAGCCATAACGGCGTCTTTTAGTTCAGCTTTAAGTGCTTGTGGATTTATGGTTTGCATTTAAGACCTCCAGTCTGGTTCTACAGTTTTCCATTTAGTTGTAACTGTAGGTATTTTAATTTGAACGGGTGTGGTCATCACAACGCGTTCGCTCTTTTCGATGGTTAGCTTTTCGTGCGGCATCGTTTTCTTCATGACAAAGAGAACCAAAGACGCAGTCAAACCGCCCACCATTGCTGCAGTCATACCACTGAATGTGCCATAAAAGCACACCATCAACGTGACTGTAATCAAGACGTCGACAAATATATCGTGGCCGATAGTTTTACGACCGCCTGCTTTAAGCGCTAGTATTAGCAAACCCAGCGCCGACAGTATTCCTACTAGTAGCATTTCGATTCCTCCAGGCCAAATGGGCCATGTATGCGAACTGAATTAGTTCGATTAATATCCAGAGCGCTGTTGTTAGCGCACTTACGACTGTTGTTGTATTCATAATATCCTCCAAAGTAAATACAAGATTGAACCGATGCCGACCCCGACACCGAATAATAAAAGTGAGTATTGAATACTCGTTGCAATACCAAAGAGCACGAACAGAACGCCCGTGCCCATTAGTACAGATCTAAAATAGTCTTTAACCATTGTTATCTCCTTACCAAGATGATTCATACCAGACCTCTTTGCCCTCTTCGAGCCATTGCAAAGCGTCCTTGCAGAACTTAAGGTCTTGCTGTTTGAAGTCCTTCATAGATTCTTCTTGGAACTGCTGTCCCCAAAAGAACCCATCTGGACAAAACGGCAAGCTGTCGTTCTCCACTTGTGTTTGTAAGCTTAGAATGTCATCTCTATCTAAGATCAAAATATCACCACCATTGAACCCTTCAGGGCCCATAATGGTTTCCATCTTTGTGCCATTCTTCTCGTGCCACAACTCCGTCATAAATTGTTGGAGCCGAGCGTGCTTACGCCAGTAATATGGAGCCTCCATTCTGTTGCCAATATTGTCTTTAATATCAACAACGTTATCTGGTTGCTCCGGTTTTGGGTGTAAATACCCTGCATATACGTCTAGTCCCATAGTTACCTCCTCGTTTGTAATGGGTCGTGGGCTTTTCATCCCAGCATGGTCGTTCCGGTGACACCGCCACGCACTTTAGTACGACTGCGTGATGTCGTTTGTCGGAAGTGATACACATCCAACATAAACCTATATGGAAGCACAAGAGCCCCAGCGATTTTGATACGCTGTTAAATAGTTCTTGGGGGCTTCTTGTGCAGTGGGTTGGTTCCACGTGGTTCCACATGGTTCCATTACTCGTGGAACACAATAGGGGCTGTAACAACAACGATTCTAGGTCGTGGTTCCATGGTTCCATATAAAAATAACATTCATTCATAGTTCTTTATCCTTGGTCGATGGTCGACCGTAATTAAGCACGTTCTGATTTACGCGGAACCGTGGAACCGCAGGCAAGTAGCCCCCGCCCGTTTGTTGCAACAGCAGGCATTTCGCTGGTTCCATGAAACGGTTCCACATCGGGGCAGGTCCGTGGAACACGTGGAACCAGATTCAAGATTGGCATATGCATGCAGGCACACTCGTATGCACTCGTGATGATAGTAGGGTGATAGTATGATAGTAGTCTCCTCGGGTGGATTCCGGGCGCGAAGCGGGCGGATGGTTAGCACAAAAAAAGAAGGGACGCCCGAAGACGCCCCTAGATGGCTAACTGTAGTTTTTGTATGAGTTAGAATTGAATTGGTCAGAACTGACCGAAGAATTAGATTTGATAAACCTAATGAATTTATAACCAGCCCAGATGTAGCTAGTTATGAGTATAAATACCCAGATAGATAATAAAGTAAGAAATACGTCTAACATTATGTCCTCCAATGTTCAACCAGAGCCCATATGGACTCTGGTATGTAATGGCTACTCACGACTCCCTCACAGGTTGTTGGGGATTCATGCCGGGTAGCTCTGGTTGGACGGATTCTTCCTCGTGGAGTTCCCGCCTTATTTCTTCGTCGACACTGTCTAGCTTTTGTTCAAAGTCAGATGTGTCTTCGATACGATCTTCGTCACCGGTTGTGATGATAGTAGGTTGTTCTACCATACCGCGACCGAAGTCTGTTGCAAATGTGGTTGCTTTTTGTGCCGCCCACTTTGTAACTGGAAGGACAGCTTTCGCCGTCCCTCTTGTTACGCGACCAAGATAATATCCTAGTTGCATTATTTGCTCTCCGGTGTCCACTCTCTAGCGAAAGATGTCACTGATGTGCCACCTTGTAGACTAGCGTGTGGTTTTAGTTTGAACGCCACTGAGCCGTCCTCTTTAAGAATAAAGAAGTCGAACATCTCTCTGATGCTAGTCATCGCGTAGCTGTCAGGGCCTTCCTTCGCTTTCTTATCGAAGTTAGGGTTCGCTACTTTAGCGTCCAAGTTGAGGTTACCGCCTTTAGATACGGATAACGCTCTGCCTTTACGAGCCTCGACGGTGTCAACGTCAAAGCTAGTTTCATATTGTTGTTTAGCCATAATAATCTCCTATATTAGCTAGTTATGTAAGTAAACTATTTACTCACTTCACAAACCTATATGGAAGAACGACCGAGTCTTCGAGTGTCGTTATTAACGCTGTAAAAAATTGAGACAAGGTTCCAAACGCTGAAACCTAGAAGGTAGTTACGAAAGCGAATCGGGGTCGTGGGTGGGTCGCTGGCAGAGGGGAGGGGGAATGTGAACGCGGTATAGAAAACATTTTTCAAAAAAAATTTTCACGCAAAAATTTACAAGTCATCTACAAATAAGATATGCTTACGATATGAGCCTTGTAGCAAATCAAGAAATGCAAGTAACTGAAGAAGACAGAATTGAACTTCAGTCACATTACCCATATGCCGGAGTTAAATTGTCCGAGCTTTCTGTACAAGAAGAGAGGCTAGTTTTGTTTCATTTGAGAGGACTAAGCAAAGCTGC